TATAGATGCAGTATGAATTGTTGCTTCATTTGCACCATTAGCAACAAGTAAGCAATTAATTTTATCTGCTACTGCACTTGCTCCACTACCATCTTGTCTAGCACCGATTGTATAACCCTGTACTCTTGTTGTTGGTGGTGATGCTTCTACAGTATAACCATAGAGATATAATCTAGTTCCTGGAGTACCACCTTGCCCTGCTAATGCAGAGTTAATTGTCTTAGTTCTCTTAATATCAACGTTAACCCAGTTAACAGATGTCTCTTCACCAAAAATAACATTACCATCAATAACAGCAGTATTAGTTTCAGTTAATGTAATAACTCTAGTATTAGTATTAACAGATCCAACAGTTGCACCTGCACCAATACCAACACCATGAACTGTCATTCCTTCAATAACACCATTAACAGATCCATCATTAGCTAGTGTAATATTACCACCATTATTTGCACCAGTAGCACTTGTTGATATAACATTAAGTGCTTTAGGTGGAACAACGTGAGTTAATGAACCTGCTTTATCTTTAGAGAATGACTTCTTCTTAAATCCAGCAGATCTAAGTGCAGTATTACCAAAGTTACTGTTACTGTTAGTAATTGACATGTCAGCACCATTATGTGCTGAGAAGTGTGCATAGTATCCAACAGCGAACACCGAGACCGCTTGAATAAATGCGTCATTGGATGCAACAATGTGCCTATGACCCCAATCTTTTCTATATTCTGCATAACCATCTAAGTGAGCACCATCTCCAGATGTTGCTACATCATAGTTACCAGTTGATGCGTTATATCTTACAAATGCTCTATCGTCTTTCTGTAGTGATAGTCCAGTGAACTGTGCCACAACCATTGATTTGAAACCAGTTGCCTTAGCACCATCAGCATGCATACCATTCATACCCCACACTGATCTTAGTGATAGGTTGAAAGCATAAGGTGACGCTGAGTCAACTGTATCAATCTCAGTCTTAACTGTTACGTTTGAACCAACAGCATTACCTGAAGGTTCTGCTGCCATTTGATAAGTGAATACGTTACCAGATGCAGATGTTACAGTAAATGAACCATTATATATTCCAGAGTCTAATTCTGATTGTGGTCCAGTTGAACCTGTAACTCCAGAAATATTAATGTTAACACCAACAGAGAATCCATGATCTCTTGGATTATCAAATTCATCAACAGTAACAGCAGTAGCAGTCTGACCGTTTCTTGTTATTTGTAATACTTTATATTCATCAGAAATTGGACCAACAATTCTGTTTTCCTCAACCCTTGCCTGAATTTGGTCAGTTGAAGGATCACCAGATGTATCAGGAATTGTTGCAAATGCTTTAGATATCTTCTGATAATATATGTCTAAGTCTGTTCTGTCTAGAATATTTGGAACAGCAGAATAATCTGCATTAGCAACTGTTCCTTCAGCAATAAGTTGTGATAATGTATTTAAACCATCAGCGAACTCAAAACATGTAAGTCTATGATGTGAATACTTAGGTGGTAATGTTTCTACACTATCAGGTTTGAAATATACACCTTCTTCTGCTCCATCAAAGAATGAGAATTGCCAGAAGTAAGTACCACCAGTTACTTTGAAGATTGCAGTTCTTGCTGGTACTTGTGCTTCTGTGTTTATACCTTTAGCAGCGTATGTTGTAGGATAAGGAACATACTTTGGAATTATTTTAGTTCTTCTAAGGTCACTACCAACAACAGAACAACCTCTAGGTACGATAACACCACCTTCGATTGAATTGTATTTGTAGAGTACATTATTAGGAGAAGTTAAGTCTAGGTTAGAGTTTTCATCAATAGGTGCAACGTTTGTATAAAGAATATCGCCAGGTCTGTTATCTATTTCATATACTGCTGGATATAAGTAAATTGAAAATGCGTCAAATTCGTCATTACTTAAACCGACTCTATATGAAAATCGTGCCACCTCAAGGAAAGCACGTTGCAAACTCTTAAACGGACGTAATGCCGAGTTACCCCTGTTATCAATGGCATCAGAAGCATCGAAATCATCAGGGTTTACGTAGATAATACGTCCAGTTCTGGACGTAATAATATTCTTTAACCTAGTTAGTGACATTACGTATACGCTATTCCTATATGGTTATTTATTAGATCGCTGCGAAGACCCTAGCAGTAAATGCTGTGCTTGCATCCTCAAATCCAATAAGACTAAATGAGTTATTTGCAGTTGTACTGTTAATAATTAATTTCTCACCTGGTCCAATAACTAATGAAGTAATTCTATCTACTTCATTGTTACCATTGGTAACACCATTAACAATGTAATTTTCATCTTCAAGAGCAGTAGTTGCTACATCAACAGAGTTAACAGTAGCAGTAGTTCTACTAAGATTTTCTAGAAGTGGTGCATCCTTAAATGTATCACTACCAGCAAAATCTGGAGAATTTAAACCTTTAACTACTTTCAAAGTAGATCCAGTATAATCACGAACATAACCATAAGCAGCACTCGCTTGAGCAGTTACAGTAAAGGTAGTTGCTGCTTGCGTAAATGAATCAGATCCATTAGTCCAAGTACCAGCAACATCATAAACAAAGAAATCAGTATATGTATACTGTGATGACATTGTGAGGGATCTATCAGCACCACCATAGTCAGCATTACTAGCAGTACCTGATCCACCATCATAAAAATACATGACAGTTAGACCAGTACTTTGTGTCCAGTCATACTGAATAAATGCACCACCAGATCCAGCAGTACCACCACTGGTCTTACCAGTAGTATATTCAACACCATCATCACCACCACCTATTACACCATCAGCACCCCATATTCCATTAATAGTACTAGAAATTTTAAAATCTCTACCACTCATAGTAGCATCTGAAAGATCAAACTTATAAGTACGATCAGTAAATGCTTCTAAAGGATCTCCAAGGAAAAGACTATATGTACCACCAGCAGTTGTAGTTGAAAGTATAAAATCATTACTTGCAGTACCAATACCACCACTTGAGATAGTACCAGAAGCAGCACCAGAACTTACCGAATTACCATCAGCAAATTCTGCACCACTACCATTAATAGTAGAAGGTCCAATGTAAAGAATAGTTCCAACAACACCAAAAATTACTGCTGTTGTATCATCAGGTGAAGTTCCTGTAGAAAGAGTTGCACCTACAGTAAAAGTACCTGTTACAGATTCTAAAGTTACTTGCCTTATTGATGAAGTCTTTACATACCATGTTGTTAAATCAGGAACAGCAAATGATTCAAAGAACATAGTCTTTTCAGAATCATCACTTGTAATTTGAGTACCACCAGTAAAACCCGAAGTCGAATCCATCGCATTATTTACTGTTACCTTATATCCTGTGATCAAATCACCCTTATGCAACCTATACGTTGATGCATCAAGAGTTAATTTTTGATCATAATCCTTTATACCAACTTTATATGCAGATCCAGTTCCATCATTCGCTACAGTCAATACTGTACTTGCAGATTTATCAACTGGAGCTGAATACAAAAGAGTATTTGTATTTGCACCTGGTTTAGATTGTGCTAAAATTCCTTGATCTGCCATAGCTATTAATTAGAATCCTGCGTAGAAAAATTGTTGTAGTCTTGTTCGTGAAGTTAAATTGGCAGCACCAATACCAGCACCGAAGTTAACATCATCTACAGTTACGTTTTCAGTAGAAAGTAGTGTTGCATCCGCATCTGGGAACCTAATAGTTCTAGTAGAAGTTATATTATCTACAGAAATAGTAACTTGTCCTGTTAGACCTGTTCCAGCAATAACTGGATTATAGATTGTTTTATTCTTTAAATCCTGTCCTGCTAACTCTGTTACTATTGTATTAGTATCACCCTCATTATTTAGGTTTCCTGTAGGTGGAAATTGAACAGATTCTATAGTAAGAGCATTACTATTTGATATATCAAATAAGAATCTCTTAGTAGGATCTGTTGTATCAGATACAATCAAACCACCAACAGTCTTGTTAGTAAGAGTTTGAGTTGATTCTGTACCAACTAAAATTAAACTTTGGTCTGGGCAAGAAATAGTTCTGTTAGCACTTAATGCTGAAGTATTCCATTGAACCCAACTTGTTCCATCATCTGCATTAGCAGCAAATTTAGGAGTAACGAAAGTCTTATTTAAAGTTGTCTGTTCCGTCTTAGTATCAAGTAGAGTAGAAGATGTTGCAGTAGGTTCTCCAGAAGTTGTTACTGCACCAGCATCAGGTAAGAAATATGATCTCCTAGTTCCTGACGTTGTTGGCCAGTTGATCTGAAAAATTGCTTCCTCAGCACCATCAACAATAACAAAATTATCCTCATCAATAAGAAGAGTTTTATTTGTTAACGTTTGGGTGGTATTGTCACCTACAATCGTAGTACCATTACCTTGAGTAATTTGAGGAAGTGTCATAATTCTGGTATTAGTACCAGTACCGACATTACCTACCTCAAATCTAACCTTTGGACCTTGAGAATCCTCTAGGACAAAAGATGAATCTTCAATTAGAAATTGACCTGTTACCTTAACTGAACCTGTACCCTTTGGGGCAAAAACTATATCCGTATTCTGTGCTACATCATCAACTGCTGTAACATACAATGAAGTACTATCATTACCATTATCAAGACGAGTGGCATATAATCCACCATCACCAAACGCTACACCTATCTGATTGTATGCATCTTGATACAATCCAGTGTCTCTATCAAGGTCAAAACATAAACCAGGTTCATTTTTTGTACCTTGACTAACTCCCTTCATTAACTGATTGACCTTTGCTTTCCTATTAGGAATCAAAGGATCAGAAACAACAACAGGAAGAATTGCCTCTCCCGACAAATTGGAGTCTGATATTGTCTCTAACTGTGATATCTTCTTAGTTGCCACGAATAATCATACGTTTTGCTACAGTTCTATTTAGCAAGGTCGTCAATAGTAAATAGACTTATAAAATCTAATCCTTCTTGTTCCATAATGGCACGACAGTCATAATCTTGCCTATCAACTATAGTAACAACACGATCAACAACATAACCTGCATCACGCAACACATACACTGCTTTTAATGCAGATTGTCCAGTAGTCGTAACATCCTCTAGGACTGTTACTTTAGCACCTTTAGGTAATACTGGTCCTTCTATTTGTGATTGTGTTCCGTGACCTTTGGGTTCTTTTCTAATAATTAAACCATCAAGATCAACTTCATCTGCTGCTGATACTGTTACCACTCCACTTACTAATGGGTCAGCACCCAGAGTAAGACCTGCTACTGCTAATGTATCCTCTTCTATACATTCAAGCAATAAACAACTAGCATAAAATAATCCTTTACCATTAAGTGTAACTGGCTTACAGTTAACATAATGAGTACTAAATGCACCAGAAGATAGTGTATACTCACCTTTACGATAAGCATCCCTCTTCAATAACTCTAATAGTTCTTCTCTCACAGAAGAACAGCTCCAATAACAAAACCTTTAACGAAAGCAAGACATAACATCTGATAATCAGTCAAGTTAAACTTGTCCTGAAGTTTCTTTGCCATTGCCTTATCCCAGTCCTTAATCTTAGTGACTGCTGCTCCTAATTTAATTTTCATTTTGTTTCTCCTTAATGTCGTACTCTATTACAATTTTTTTAGAGGATCTACCTGTAGAATTCAATGTATGAATTCTTGTAGCAGTACCTTCTAATTCAGCAGCAATACAAAGTATCTCTGAAATTAATTCACCTTCATTATCTATCATCGGTTTTCAAATAAAATGTTAAAGGACAAACTCATTCTATCATATCCAGTCTCATTTGTTGCTACTCCATGATCCAGATATGCTGGAAATAATAGCAATTTACCCACTTGAGGTATCTGACATTGCTTATAAGCATAATGATTAAAAGTGAATGATGTAATCATTGATGGGACAGGAGATTGAAAAAATAAATCTCCTGTTTCATCTTTATCCTCACCTACTTTATAATAGTAAACACCAGAAATATCACAATGTCCATGATTATGGATATGTGCATAATCTCTTTTCTCAAATTTAGTTATCCAAGAACTAACAATATCATACTTTAAAGGATTCTCAGGGTTAAAATAACCACTCTGTTCAAACTCTATAGCATTAAGATAATGATCAATATGCTTATGAATCTGTTCAGAGAAATTAACCATATTATGTTCTCCTATAACATTTGTTTTAAAACTAGGAGCAGATAATTTATGTGTCTGTCCAAAATTAGGATTGTATATGAATTCTAATTTATCACACACACCATCTATTTCACTTTGAACTACATCCAAGTTATCAACCATTGCAGCATACACTGGGGTTGGAAATAAATGATATAATACAGATCTATCTGTAGGTCGCTTAACAGGTTGATGAAAATCCATTAGTTCATATGTTCTTCTACACTATCAATTAGTACAGATACTTCATTTAAACAATCTATTTTCATCATCATATCAGAAATATGCTTACTGATATAAGGTTTTTCACTCCTTGCTGCGAAAGCTAATGCTTCTCTTAGTTTATCTTGTGCTTCATTTAAAGCAGTTTCTACTTGTTCAGATAATGCCATAATAATTAGTCAGTGATTTTTTTCTTTTTTAGTTAATTTCTTAACTTGTTTTGCGTAGAATACATCCTTCTTAGTATACCAGTCTGGATGTTCTTTGGCAAGCTTTAATAATTTTTTAGCTGCTTTCCTATCATTCATATTATAT